GTAACGCTAACCAGCGTGTTTACCCTGTGAATGAGATTGGCAAGGCTGTCAAAACCCTAAACGATCAGATTCAAAACGGTTATTCAGTTCTCGGAGAAGTGGATCATCCAGATGATCTAAAAATTAATTTGGACCGTGTAAGTCACATGATAGTTAATATGTGGATGGACGGTCCAAATGGTTATGGGAAGTTGAAAATACTTCCTACCCCAATGGGACAACTGATTAAAACTATGTTAGAGTCAGGAGTAAAGTTGGGAGTAAGTAGTCGCGGATCCGGAAACGTCAAAGATGACGGATCCGGTGAAGTATCAGATTTTGAGATTATCACAGTAGATATGGTAGCTCAACCTAGTGCTCCAGGAGCATATCCTACACCAATTTATGAACACTTGATGAACAATCGAGGAGGACTAAATGCCTTGCGTATAGCGCAAGAGGTTAAAGGTGATCCTAAAGCACAGAAATATCTCAAAGAGAGTTTATTAGCAATAATAAACAAACTCCAATAATAAGGAGAATCACATGTTGGATGCACTAAAATCGTTATTTGAAAACAATGTGATTTCTGAGGAGATCAAAGAGTCAATTGAAGCCGCTTTTGAAGCTCGTATCAACGAAGCTAAGGAAACTGCTACTCAACAACTACGCGAAGAATTCGCACAAAAATACGAACACGACAAGAACACCATGATTGAAGCAGTAGATCGCATGATCTCTGAGCAATTAGCGGCTGAGATTGTTGAGTTTGCTGATGATCGTAATCAATTAGCTGAAATGAAAGTTAAGCTAGCACAACAAAAGCAACAAGTTGCTACTGTAATGAAGGAATTTGTTACACGTCAACTAGCTTCTGAAGTGAAAGAATTACACGAAGATCAAGTTGTAATGGCAAGCAAGTTTGGTAAATTGGAACAATTTGTAGTTGAGGCTCTAGCTCAAGAAATTACAGAGTTTACGCAAGACAAACGTGATCTCGCAGAAACTAAGGTTCGCCTAGTTCGCGAAGGTCGTGAAGAAATCAAGAAGGTAAAACAAGAGTTTGTACAACGTGCAGCTAAGATGGTCGAAGGTGTTGTAGAGTCAGGACTACGTTCTGAAATTACTTCATTGAAAGAAGACATTGAAGCCGCTCGTCGTCAAGACTTTGGACGTAAGTTATTCGAAGCTTTTGCTCAAGAATATCAGTCTAGCTACCTAAATGAAAAATCGGAAACAGCAAAATTACTCAAGGTCATAGACTTGAAAGATTTAGCAATGAAAGAGGCAGCGGAAGCTGTTGTCAAAGCTGAACAAATCCTAGAAAGTAAAGAATCTGAAATCCGTGCTCTTAAAGAGAGCCAAGAAAGAAAAGCTATCATAAGTGAACTTTTAGCTCCTCTAAACAAGGAACAAAAGGACATTATGAGTGAGTTAATGGAGACTGTGAAAACAGACCGTCTAAACGAAAGTTTTGAAAAGTATTTGCCATCAGTATTGAACGGCAAAGCTCCGCAGAAGAAACAGGCACTAGTAGAGGCTAAAGAAGTAACAGGAAATAAAATTTCCAACACCCCAAATAGCAGTGAGACCGACAGCAATATCATCGATATTCGCAAGCTCGCTGGACTAAAAATTTAAGGAGAATTTAAATGTCAGAACTATTAAACGGACGTTGGGCAGAAACTAAAGAAGCCCTATTAGAAGGCTTACAAGGCACTAAAAAATCAGTAATGGGCGTTACACTTGAAAATACTCGCAAGTATTTGCAAGAGAGCGCAACAGCTGGTGCCACTTCTGCTGGTAACGTTGCAACTTTAAATCGCGTGATTCTTCCAGTAATCCGTCGAGTAATGCCTACCGTTATTGCTAACGAGTTAGTAGGTGTACAACCAATGACTGGCCCAGTTGGTCAAATTCACACATTACGTGTGCGTTATGCTGACACATCATCAGGTGCTGCAGTAGTAGCTGGTGAAGAGGCATTAAGCCCATTCAAGATTGCGGCTTCTTACTCAGGTAACCAAGTTGACGCTACTGCTAAAGCGGCTGCTACAGCTTCTTTAGAAGGTCAAGCTGGTAACCGTTTAAGCATCCAAATCTTGAAACAAACAGTTGAAGCTAAGACACGTAAGTTATCAGCTCGCTGGACATTTGAAGCCGCTCAAGACGCTCAAGCTCAACAAGGTATCGACGTTGAAGCTGAAGTCATGGCTGCTTTAGCACAAGAAATCACTGCTGAAATCGACCAAGAAATTATCGCTTCATTGTTAAGTTTAGCTGGTACAGCTTCACAAACTTACGATCAAGCTGCAGTTTCAGGTACAGCTACATTCGTTGGTGATGAGCATGCAGCTTTAGCTGTTCAGATCAATCGCGTAAGCAACTTGATCGCTCAACGTACACGTCGTGGTGCTGGTAACTACGCTGTTGTATCACCATTTGCGTTAACAATTTTACAATCTGCTACTACTTCAGCTTTTGCTCGTACAACAGAAGGTACTTTTGAAGCTCCAACAAACACTAAGTTCGTTGGTACATTGAACTCAGCAATGAAAGTATATGTAAACAGCTACGCAAACGACGCAACTGATATTCTTATCGGTTACAAAGGCGCAAGCGAAAGCGATGCTCCAGCATTCTACTGCCCATACATCCCATTGATGTCAAGCGGTGTTGTATTGGATCCATCAACATTCGAACCAGTAGTAAGCTTCATGACACGTTATGGATATGTTGAGTTATCAAACACAGCATCATCTCTAGGTAATGCAGCTGACTACTTAGGCCGTGTTGCTATTACTTTCGGTAACGTTAAGTTTAGTTAATACAACCTTTAAGGTTAGAGATGTAATTAAAAGGACTCTTCGGAGTCCTTTTTCTTTGGGTAAATATAGTATGACAACAGCCTTTTACACTCCATCATTAATTAATACAGTTTCAGCATATAATAGTGTTCTTGATCAATGGTCAATACCTTGGAATTGGAATCCTTATAATATTGGAGACAATGCTGTTGCCGTTACAACTCGACCATTATACACTATTAGTGGCTTATGGATGGAAAGATTTTTAAGTAACACTGATCAATTATGGTGTACTAATTTTAAAATTCCTAATACAGGACAAACAGTAGTAGGAATAGAAGTAGAATTGTTTACGCAACGTGCTGGTCGTATTCAAGATTTAGTTGTACAATTAATCCAAGGCGGACAACTAATAGGAGAAAACTACGCTAGCACAATAAATCCTGTAGAAAGTGACACATATACTGGCGAAATGACTATACCTGTTCCTGTAGGAAATTATCATATATACGGCGGCCCTGCTGATATGTGGGGTACTACATTAACTAGCACACAGATATCGAATACTAGTTTTGGTGTTGCTATCAGCTTTAAGAGCAATCAAATATATCCACATAGTGATTTAGCACAGGTTAGCCAAGTAGGTATAAGAATCACCTACGCATAAATACATAGTACGATCCACATGGGGTGGATTTTATGCGGAAATCCAACCGCGTACGGCCTAGAACGCCGTTATTTCTTAAAGGAGAAAACAAAATGGGACGTCCCTTAAATAAAAAATATATGGGTAACCGCAACGTTGGTGTTGCAGCACCAAATGATAATATGATCGGTGGTGAAGGGTTAGCCGCATATACACTAGGTACATTAGGTGCTGTTGTAATCGGTGATTCACCAACAACCAACAGAAACTTTCCAGCATTAACAATTCCAGCACCAACTATCGCTAACGGTACACAAGCTACCGCAACAGTAGTATGGGAAATTGCTTCTATTTCATTGAGTAGCGGTGGTACAGGTTATGCTAACAACTTATCAGGTCAAGCAATTGATCAACTAGTAGGTTCAATCTACTCATCAGCAACATCACAACCAACAATCACTGTTAACTCAAACGGTTCTGGTGTAATTACTGCTGTAACACTTGGTGCTAATCGCGGTACTTGGACTACTATCGATGGTACAGGTATTACAACATGGGGTATTAAAATTGGTGCTGTAACATCTGCACAAGCTACTGTAACCTTCCGTGTTAAATCTATTACAACAGTTAATAAAGGTTCTGGTTATGCTACACCTCCAACATTATCTTGGGGTACAAACTCTGGTACATTGCCAGCAGTTCCAACAGTTGCGTTAACAACAGACAGTGGTAACGTTGGCTCATCAACAAACGCAGAAAATGCGATTCTTGCTTGGGCATACACAGGTGGTAGTTTAGTTGAAGTTGATTTACAAAAACAAGTTTCAGCAAAACGCTATCGTTTCAACAAGACTGGCGAAATAGCTAAACAAGGTGCTGAAATTGGTCGTATTCGTTATGACGGTGTTGCTGGTTCATCAAATGCAAATCCATACACAGCGGCTGAAGGTGTTGAGTTAAACATCGTTGCTGTTGATGCTTCAGGCGGCACATACTTGGTTCGTAAGGTATATAACCGTACATGTACAGTAAAATCTATTGGTATTCCTAGTTCTGGAAGCAACCCAGCTGCATTGTTTGGCGTTACTGCTAACCAAGCTGGTAGTGTTTATACAGACGGTAAACAATACAAGTGGACTTTTGGTACACCAGACGCAACCACAATTAAGATTCTAAACGCTTAATAGTTAATTCGGGGGAGGCAACTCCCCCATTAACCTTACAGGATTCTAAATGTCTAAAATTGTAAAAGTAAGTAACGGTGATTATAGTCTACAGGTTCAAGCTGGCGGCAATATTATACTTGATACCACTGGAACAGCAGTTGGTAGAGCTAACACTGGCTACGGAACTGTAACAGTATATGGTAACCTTGATGTTAAAGGTACAACAACTTATGTTGAAACAACTAATACTGAAATTTCAGATAACATCTTACAATTAAATTTTGGACAAACAGGTTCAGGAATTGGTAGCGCAAACAGCTATCAGTCAGGAATTGAAATTGAACGCGGTAGTTTATCAGCCGCGCAATTTGTTTTTAATGAACAGGTAAGTTTTTATAATGCTAAGACTACAGCAGAACAAGCAGGTAGTTTTGTATTAAAAACAGTAGACGGCAATTTAAATGCTGTACAATTAAGAACTATTAGCACTGACACTAGTAGTGATTTATCATTTGATTTACAAGGTAGTAGTCACGCATTAGCAATCGTAAACTCGCAAGGAGTGTACGGTGTTGGTGGCCATAATTTAAATGCTGACGCTAATAATTATGCTAACCTAGGATTACAACCATACCATATTCCAAACGTTAATTGGGTTTATAATTACGTTTATACATCAACTACACCAGGTGGAGTTAGTCCAGGCGGGCTAGCATTAGTTAATGAAATCAATTATCCATTAAGCGGATCATCACCATATGCTAGCGTAATTGCTACTGGAGCAAGTTCAGCTAACGGTAATATTCAATTTAATGTTAACACTGGAAACGTAACTGCCACTGGCGGATTACTTGCATATTTTTCTACAGCAACAACTGGTAATGATTTAACTAATGCTAGTTTATCAGCTACAGCACAAGGTAGTTTAACAGTTAACAATGTAAGAATTTACGGTGATACTATAACTGATATCAATGGCAGTTATAATCTAACACTTACATCACAAAGCGGAAATGTAGAAGTTAACGCAGTATTAAATTTAGATGATCAAACATGGAATTCTCCAGCATATACATCAAGCAAAACAAAATTGTATTCAAGTTCAACAATTGGACCTGGACGTACAGGAGTGTATGTAACTAATTCTACAATACATACACCCGACGAATTAATTAGTAGAAACAGAGCAGTGTTGCTAAGTATTTTATTATAAGGACATATCATGGCATTACAAACAACAGTAGTTGGAACAACAAATACACAAGTGTACCTTAGCTCAGCAGTGGCTCCTCAACAGGGAAACGCTATTACTAGCATGATTATTTGCAACACATCAAACAGTACAAATGCTACATTAACAGTTTATGCTGTACCAAACAGCGGTGGTAGTTTAGGTACTGCTGGCACAGGTAACATGATAATTAATGCTCTTTCAATTCCAGCAGGTGAAACTGTAAGTTTAGATCAAGAAAAACTAGTATTATCAAATAACGATCAAATTATAGCAGTTAGTAGTCAAGCAACTACATTGACATTTATTATAAGCACACTTCCAGTATAATGAGATACTTAAAACGTCAAAATTTAAATCGCAGAGTTGCTAACGATACAACTTTGTATTCGGACGTATCTAATACAAACGTCTATGTAAGTCCTACAGGCAATGGTGCTCTGGTAGTTCCTAATGGCACTAACGCACAGCAACCTAGCGGTGTTAATGGTATGTTACGCTACAATACCGATATCGTTCAAAACGGTGGTACTGGCCGATTAGAAGTTTATTCAGCAGGACGTTGGAGAGGATTACGTTTCGCAGAACAAGGACCAATCACACAACAAAATTTAGGTGCCGGTGATGGAGTTGCTACACTATTTGGTCCATTAAACTCAACTTATTATAACCCAACTGGTAACAATGCTAACGGCACAACCGTTGGCGGACAGAATATTTTAGTAGTTGTAGAGAATGTTCTACAGCTAGCAACAACAAACTACACTATAGTTAATAATCCAAGTGTAACTGGCGAAACATATGTGGGTACAACTAGTGTTTCTGTAGGAACAAGCTCAACTACATTATATTTTAGTACTAGTGTTCCAGCAACAGGTGCTAGTTCAAGCGGATCTGTATCCGTAACAGGGTTTATTAGTAACGGTGGAAACTCAATAGCAGGTACTACATTAACCGTTACATCAGGAACTGGCCTATTAACAGGCATGACTGTAACTGGCGGAACAATTTCAGCAGGTACTACAATTTCAGCTGTAAACACAGCGGCCTTTACAGGATATACTAGCGGTACAACATTAACTGTTACAGCAGTAACATCAAGTGCTTTAGCGTTAGGATTAGTTATTACTGGTAGCAATATGACTGCCGGTACTTATATTTCAGCATTTGGTTCAGGCAGTGGCGGTACTGGTACATATACACTAAGCCAAAATCAAAGCGTTGCTAGTGGATCAAGTGGAACGCCAGTAAGTTTAACAGGAACAAGTTATACAGTTAATAACAGTCAACTAGTTTCAAGCACTACTGTTACTGGCACTGGATTAACTGCTACACTAACCTACGCAAATGCTACTACACAATTTGCCGTAGGTGATATTATTTCAGTAACTGGTATGACTCCAGTTGGATATAATGGCAAATACACGGTAACAGCCAGCTCTCCGGGCTCTGTAAGCTATGCTTGTACAGCAACTGGGTCAATGACAGTAGCAGGAATAATTACTAGTGCTTCTACAGTTTATCCATCGATTGATATTACTGGCGCAACAGTTAGCGGCAACGCTAGTATTACTGGAAGAACTGTAGCATCATATGTTACTGATCCAATAACTGACGCATTGATTAGTATTACTTTATCGTCAGCAACATCTGGATCTGTTGGCGCCCAAGCAAATATCACAATCACAGAATCAACAACATCAAAATCTGGTTATTACTTGTCATTTACCAGCCCAGTTCCACTAGGAAAAACAGTCACAGCATTATTGGGTTTTGATAGTTAAGCTAGGAGCACACCATGGGGCGAGAACTTGGTAGAATAAGCGGCCCGTTACTAGCAGACAATCTCAAACGTAACGGTAGTAATCTTGCGTTTGATAACAAAGTATTATATCTTGATGTAGTTAATAGTCGTGTTGGATTTAATACTTCAACACCTGTAACTGACTTATACACTCCTAACGCAATTGACACAACTAATCTGTTAGTTGATACCACTGCTGACATTGGAAATTTTGTTGTTAGTGGTGCTAATATACAGCATGTTTTAACTAATATCACAATTAGTCCTAGTCAAACAGTTAATCCTGGTATAGTTACTCCTGGTCTAAGTACAGATAATCTATATCTTTATGCTAATACATTTTCAAGCACTACTTCAAATAGTGATATTAATCTAACAGCTAACGGTACAGGCAGTATTAATTTTGCCAACGGTAATGGAACTGTACAGGTAACAGTAAATGGCAATCTACATGCTACTGGTAATATCACCTGGGATGGAAATATCACATTTGGTAATAATTTAACACAAGATACTGTTACATTTAGTGCTGAAGTTAATAGTGATGTTTTACCTAGTCTAACAAATACTGATAATTTAGGTTCAGATCCAGCCAGCGGCGGAAATGTCTGGGCAAATTTATACGTTAATAATGCCGTTACCGCTTCAACAACTTTTCCCGATTTTACTATATCAGGTAATACAATAGCAGGTACTGTTGCTAACGGCAGTGTAAATTATACAGGTTTCACTGGGATAGTCAATGCTGAATATCTACAGTTTTCTGCAAATACAATTACAAACATTTGGCCAAGTCCGAGCAGTAACACGCAAAGTAGTATTATTTTTACGCCTAACGGTACTGGCACTACATTAGCAAATACTACAACATCTTTGCAATTACCTTTAGATACTGATAGTTTTAGAACGCTTAGTACTACAGGTGAAATTAGATTCAACAGTGCAAATAATAATATAGAAGGATATAGTGGAACGGGCTATGTTAATTTCTTTAATTTATACAGTCAAAATTATCAAACCTATATCACTCCGGAGCTAACTGTTGGTTCAGCAGACAACATCTTAAGATTTGCTGTAAATGGTACAGTAACTACAACTATAGATAGCTCAAAAGTTTTTAATAACTCTTTAACTGCTGGCGACCTTAATGTTACTGGAAATATTATCAGTAATACAACAGGCGGTGATATTAGTATTTTATCAACAGGTACAGGAAAAGTTAAACTTAATGGTACTAATTTTGACACTGGTAGTAGTGGACAGATTATTAATTCATCTAACGGTGCTTATACCCTGGCAAGTACAGGGTATGGGCATATTAAATTTGCCGGAACTAACGCAATAAAATTCCCATCTGGAAATAACAGTAACTATACCCCTAGCCCGCAATCAGGGCAAACTAGGTTTAATACTGATTTAAATTATAGCGAAATTTATAATGGTACCCAATGGGTTCCAGTTGGCGGAACTGCTGCAGTCTTAACCACTAGTCAAGTAACTGATGAAATGTGGCGCTGGGACATAATCTTAGGCTAATCAAGCCCAAAAAATTAAAACAGCTAAATACTAATACACTAGGGCTTGACCAAGCCCTATAATACTAAACAGTGGTAAACCCGCTAAGAGCCGCAAGGCTGAGGAAGAAAGGTAACGCCAGACTCCAAATGTGGTTAACGGTGAAACACCGGGTATACGGGAGCGTAAATGGCTGTTGGTCGAATTTCAGGTCCGCTCTTAAAGGATAACCTCCTTCGCAATGGGGTTAACTTAGCCTTTGAGACGAATCTACTTTACTTAGATGTTGTTAACAGCCGCGTGGGTGTTAATACTAAGTCACCTACAAACGATTTATCAGTTAACGGAACAACTCGTACTACCAATTTATACACAACAAATTCAGCAACAATAGGAACACTTACCTTTTCAGGAAGCACTGTTTCTAGTCTTAATTCAACAATCACTTTTAGTCCTAGCGGACCTAACGCAACTGTATATCAGGGCACTGCTTTAGTTGGCAATTTTAGCCTAACAGGCAACACCCTTAGTTCGACTAATACCAACGGCGACATTAATTTTATTGCCAACGGTAGCGGCGGCATTAATTTAAACAATAATGTGTTAGTTACTGGTAATCTGCATGCTACTGGTAATATAACTGCTGATGGAAATATTACACTAGGTAATGCTCCTAGTGATACAGTTACGTTTGATGCCGAAGTTGCTAGTAGCATTATTCCAAATGCCAACAATACTTACAATTTAGGTAGCCCTAGTTTACAGTGGGCAAACGTATATGCTAATAATATCAATACCACATCAAGTACTTTTGGAAATGTTAGTATTAGTGGTAATACTATTACTACAACCACTGGCAATTTAAATCTTACAGCCAACGGCAGTGGTAGTGTACAGATACAAAATATTGGTATTAATAATAACGTTATTAGTAGTGTAGGAACTAATTCCAATATAGTATTAACTCCCCAGGGAACAGGTAGTGTAGTAGTTAATGGTGCTAGTTTTATAGTACCGGTTGGTACAACTCTTCAGCGTCCTAGCCCAGCTAGTAACGGAATGATTCGTTATAATACCGATCTTTCAAGATATGAGGGATATACCGGTACAGGCAACTATTGGGCAGTATTAGGCGGTGTATCAAGTATTGATGGAAAAACTCGTATTACACCAGAATCTGCTCCTGGCGCAAGCGATAATGTTATTAGATTCTATGCTAATGACGTCTTAACAGCATATATGGATAGCAATAAACTATTTGTAAATGATTTTCAAACAAACAGTTTAGACATAAGTAATAATACAATCAGTGCTTTATCGGCCAACACAGACATTAATTTTACCACATCTGGGACAGGTGGTATTGTATTTGGTAACTTAAGATTTACTACAAATACAATAACAAACATATCACCTAATGCAGTTACACAGTTTGTTGAAACTGGTTCCGGATATGTAAGTATTCCAGGAACATATGGAGTAGTTATTCCGGTTGGTAATCTTGGTGGTCGTCCACCGATATTGTACACTGAGACCGGTATGATCAGATTCAATACCGATCTTCAGTACGTAGAGGTTTATAATGGATCTGCCTGGACTAATATTGCTGGTGCTAGCACAGGAGTTACATCAGCAACTGCACAAGACATTGGCGTAGAAACAGCACTAGCATTAGGATAACAAATGACAACGGTATTTAAAAATTACTTGGCAGCATCAGTAGGAACTCAGTTAACAGTAACAGTAGTTGCCGCTTCTACTCCAACATCTGGGTCTGTAAGACTAACATTTGCTGATCAAGGTACAGCGCCATTTACTGTAGGCCAAACAATTACAGTATCAGGTATTTCGGTATCAGGGTATAACGGAACTTATACTGTTACTAACTGTACATCAACTACTGTAACTTACACAAATTCAACTACCGGAGCAGCTACAGGCGGAACAATATCCCCATGTATGGTTACTTCAAATGCTAGTGCTACTACAACAATTATTGGATTGGGTTTAACAAACGTAACACCAAGTATTGTTCAAGCTAGCGTACAATTACAAGACACAGTTGCTGGAACAGCGGCATATTTTGTACAAAATATTACCATGCCTCCAAACACCAGTGTAAGACTAGTCAACGGTGGAGAAAGATTAGTAGTAGGCCCATCAACAAATATTTTATTATGGAGCAATCTTGCTAGTAGCCTTGATGTTGTGATGAGTTGGGTTGAGATAAGTTAAGGATAACAATATGACATATTATGTTGGTAATGAATATAATTTAAATGATTTATTAGGTGAGGGAAATCCTAGATACCTATATGCTCTATCTAGACAGGATGGCGGAGCCAATGACGGTACTCTTTATTTTTATAGAATTGATCAGTTATCCAGTACTGCTACATTGACATTAAATAATCCCGGATCTACTGCTAATAACTTTGAAAATTTTGAATATGGTATTGACTTTTTTGACGGTCGACTAGCGACTGATCATAGTCGCCCATATCCTAATTTAGTGTTTGATCAATATCGATGGGATAATAAAAATTGTTATTACTATATTGATACTACTGGTGAACTAGTAGTAAGAATTAATCAATCATACACATATACCGCGATACAAACTGTTTCAGCGACTTAATAGGAAAAATATAACATGGCAGCAGAATTTAAAATAGGTAGATTACGTTATAATTGGGCTGGGGTATGGACTCCGGGTGCAACCTATGCACGAGACGATGTAGTGGTAAACGATGGTAAAGCATGGGTTTGTCTAGTTTATGGAGTAGCAAGTACAAGTTTCTATACTGATTTATATGCTACATTTCCAGTATGGACACAGATGACCGATGGCAAGACATGGACAGGTACTTGGATGCCGGCTATAGTCTACGGTCTTGGCGATATTGTTATATTTGGAGGTAAAGCCTATTACTGTTTAACAAATCATACCAGCGGATCATTGTTTGAAACTGATGCTGGCAAGTGGAACGAGTACACTGAATTTGCCAACTGGCACCCGGCGTGGGCATCTAACAAAGAATATGGCGTTAACGATGTTGTTCGTTGGGGCGGAATAGTTTATAAATGTACATCTAATCACGTATCGGCTGCTTCCTATAGTTTAGGTCTTGAAGCAAATCAATCATCATGGACTGTATTTTATTCAGGTATTGACTATAGAGGAGCATGGCAGGCTAATCACCGATATAAATTAAACGACCTAGTTAAGGTTGACGGTGATATTTATAGATGTACAACATATAATACCGATGCTACATTTACACCAGCAAACTGGACCATGTGGTTGCCTGGCCAAATGTTTGATCTAGTGTGGTCAACAAGTACAACATATCAAATTGGTGATGCAGTTGTCTATGGTGGTGATGCTTATGTAAGCAAAACTGCCAATAATCTTAATAATAATCCTGCCACCGACTCTACAGATTGGGGTTTATTTAACGTTGGGTATAGTATTCAGGGCAACTGGAATCCAGGAAACTCATACGCTGTCGGCAGTGTCGTAAGACGTAACGGTATACTATATGAAGCAGTTGCTAATAGTACTGGTCAAGATCCAAGCGGATATTCTGTATCGTTAACCTATACTTCTAGCGGTAGCTCAGGTACAACTCTTGTAGTTAGTAATACCGCAAATATAACCCCCGGTATGATATTATCCGGTGTTGGATTTACATTAGGTCAAACGGTTTCTTCAGTAACTAACGGTACAACATTAGTATTAGATAAAGCCCCAGATTCAACTTTAACAAATGGCCAAGCGATTACATTTAACGGTCCAAACTTATTGTACTGGAATCTATTAACTCCTGGTAAAAATTGGACTAGTCGTTGGGTTTCTAATGCCGCCTATGCATTAGGTGATGTCGTAATTTGGCAGAACGGAACTTATGTTTGTATAAAAAATCATACATCAACATACACTAGTCCAACATCAAATAATAGACCAGATTACGATACTACATCAACTAATTGGGTTTTATTAATTGCTCACAATAGAAATAATGCGCTAACCACATACGGTGATTTAGAAACATTTACAACTGGTCCTGGATACTCTACGATTCCTATCGGAACACAAAGCTATAATTTACGTGTAGGAGTCCAAACAAATGTAGTGACTACCTCTACCAACAACCTAGGTGTTATAACTCTTACAACTACAACTACTTCTCTAACTGTTCCTAATTGGCAACAAATTAATGTAATTCCGGCGGTGTATTATGTTGATACATATTCAGGTGTTGATAGCCCTACATACGGTATAACCTGGGATCGACCATTTAAAACTATAAAATATGCTTGTAATTTTATAGGACAAGGTTTATATTTTACAAACGCATCAGCTTTACTACAAGCCAATAAAGGCTGGATGATTACAGAAATGTATCAATGGATGCTATATCAGTGTACTAATAACATTAGTCCGTTTAGTACTACAAGTTTATTTGATCCTTTTTATACACAGCGCGATGCTGGTTATATAATTGATGCTGTTATATATGACATGCAAAGAGGAGGGAACAGTCAAACTGTGGCTGCAACTTTACGATTCTTCTTCTATGGTAGCCAGACACAAATTATCAATAGTCAAACAGAATCTGTTATTGCTTACATAGCAGCCTCTCTAAACTATTTGTTAAGTTTAATGTTTAATGTGATACAACAAAATGCTCCGGCGGCTAGTTATCAACAATTAAACGGAATATCCCCAGGCAATACTGTTGCTCAATACGTTAATCCTGCGCTAATTACAGAAACAGGCACATCCGGTGAAATTTCTAGTCTAATGACGATTATTATTACAGCATTGACTAATCAAAATACATACAGTGTTCCAAGTTCAAACTCGGGTACCACTGCAATTTTAAATATTAAAACTGGAACATACAACGAATCTCTTCCAATTACTGTCCCAGAGAATGTGTCAATTGTCGGTGACGAATTGCGCAGTACTACAGTACAACCTGCTACTAGTATTACAATAAATTGTACACAAACCATCGGAGCAACTAATGTAATTGTTGTCTCTAATGCTTCTCAATTAACAGACGGTATGCCACTACAATTTATCAGCCCGTTTATTAATAATGCAAGTACTACATTTGGCAATGTGGTATCTGGCCAGACCTATTATGTTATCGGCAGTTCAATCTCAGGAAATACTTTAAGACTAAACGACGGTCCAACATTTAATTTTGTAGGAACAACAGTTCTCGGTAGCAACATAATTTCAAATGTTAGCAAAATCAGCAATCTAGTTGTGGGTATGAGCGTAACCGGTTCTGGTATCCCAACTAATTCATATGTTTATTCATTTTCTCAGGCAATTAGTAGTATTGCAACAGTAACATTATGTACAGGATATCCATTGGCTAGCGGATATACATTTGTGGCCGCTAATGCACTTTCAAGCGGAATACTACAAACATTTACAGCAAGTGGTAATTTAGTAAATGTAATCGACGGGTCGGGATCAATGTTAGTATATGCAGGAGATTGTTTAATGAATATGTGGCTGCTACGTAATGGCACAACGATGCGTAATCTTTCAAACTTTGGTCTAAAAGGAACACTGACACAAACTAATGTGTACAATACTGCTAGACCGACTGGCGGCGCCTATACTTGTTTTGATCCAGGAACCGGTCCAGACGATACATCAGTATGGATCGCCCGCCGTTCGCCATACATTCAAAACGTTACAAACTTTGGCGATGCCTGTGCTGGAATGAAAGTTGACGGATACTTACACAACGGTGGTACTAAGTCAATGGTAACTAATGACTACACTCAAGTGCTAAATGACGGAGTCGGTGTTTGGATTAGAGGTCCAGGCGCTATCGCAGAGTGTGTATCAGTATTCTCTTACTATAATTACATCGGACACTTTGCCGAGGATGGTGGACGAATTCGTTCAACTAACGGAAATAGTTCATACGGTACATTTGGTGTAGTGTCTGAAGGTTTTGATCCAACTGAAGTTCCGATCCAAGGTACTATTTTTAATCAAAGTCTACAAGTTCAAGCACAAGTACAAAATGCGTTTGGTACATCTGATCAACTACTAAAATTAAATTATAGTAATGCTGGTACAGCATATTATTCTCCTGCGACTAATATGTTACAGTATAGTAATTTGTTTACAGCAGGAGTATGGACTAATGACGGTAACGTATCGTTTATTAAAAACGAAGTAGCACCAACTGGATTTACTGAGGGTTGGTTGTTAACTGGGTCAAGTAGCTCAGCCGGCACTGGATATATTCAACAAACTGTTAATATTAACACATCGGGATATAGTTATTCAAACATAAGTGGAATAACACAAGGCGGTGCTCCAGGAAACGGCGCAACATTTGATATTGTAGTTACTAGTACAGCATATACAATTTCAGTACATGCCGGGTCTGCCGGATCACAATACCAGGTTGGTAATACTATTGTAGTTAAAGGTTCACAGCTAGGAGGTATCGATGGCGTAAACGATTTAACAGTCTCAGTAGCATCTCTAGCTGGAACAGGCATCCTAACATTAAACACTCCAACCGGTACAGTTCCTGTTGGCAGTGCTCAGGCTTACACATTGAGCATATACGTGTATCCTGGTACCAGTTCAACTGTAGATTTACAAGCCATATTTTCAGGAGCAACAACAACTACTAGTGGTATTAGTTACAATGTAGCTAAAAATGTGGCTACTCCTTATAGCGGACAAAATTTGTCAAACGGCACTAACGGCGGCCAAACTCCGGTATATTACGGCGCTCAAAAGACACTAGTACCTGGTTGGTATAGAATTTGGTTATCAGTAAGCGATATCATAGGAACAAACACAGCACTAACATTTAAACTATTCACACAGGGAGCGAATTCTCCAACTGCAAGCACATATTCAATATTCTACGGATCACAGTTAGAGTTATCGGGTTCATCACCTCCCCCAGATTTCTATCTAGAAACAACAACCGGTATGTTTACTGCCTATGCTAACTATGAAACTAATGGTGCCGGCGCAGGAGCAATCCTATCAGGAGATGAAGTTCGTAGCGGCGCAGTATTTAACGCTCGCGTTACAACTGATAGTAATGGATACACCGGCGGTTCAAACTACGCTACCAGTAGTAATACCGCGCAAGGCGGAACAACATCCAGTATTCAGCTAGCGCAAGCAGATCCCGGATTATATAATTATGTAGGTCAGCGTGTATTCATTAACGGCGGTACAGGAGCAGGTCAATACGGATATATCGCATATTATAACGGCTCAGCAAGCACAGATTCAAACGGTGTTGCTAGCAAAACTGCGCTAGTGCTCCAAGAAGAATTTGACTCACTTAGTATAACACAAACTTCTTATAATGTTACCCCGGCAAATAATTTCTTTACATTAGCTTCTGGAACTGACATAAGCAGGATGTATGTAAATCAACCGGTAATGTTTACGCCAACATATTACACATCAACGGTGAATACAACTTCAATCGGCACTATAAATGCTATATCTACAATTGGCGGTGTAACTAATACGATTACAGTTGATAATATTTCACCGTTAGCTCTTAATATGCCAATCGTGTTTAGCGGGTCAGGATTTAACGTAACTCCTGGTTATCAATATTACATTGTGTTTATTGATTATGCTAATAGTTTAATACAGATTTCAGCTACCTTATATGGAGATGTGATTGAGTTATCAAATGTATTATCTGGATCAAGTATGACGATAACTTATCCTAACTACTCCGGATATCTGGCAGCAAATACAGCAAATATGATTCCAAATATTGCTATTCAGTTTACTGGATATGCGCTAGGAGGATTAACGCTAGGTACAACATATTATATTCAAGATATCATCGATAGTAATAACTTTACCATATCATCTTTACTAATTAATCTAACAGCAACATCAACAACTGGTGGCGGAACTAATGCTGTTTCAGCACCGACATCGTCTTTAGTGCCATTAAACCCAGTAGTGTTTGGTGGAACAATATTTGATAGCGCGATTACATCAGGACAAAAATATTATATTAACACTATTGTTGATGCAAATAATTTTACTATTGCGACTGGAATTACAAGAACTATTGCTACACAAACATTCTTTAGTAGTAACTTAATTACACTGAATACTGTGACTAACTTTGTAGTTGGAAACCCAATTATATTCAGCGGAATTCCATCAGGTCAAACTTTTGGCGGTCTAAGTCCCGAAACTGTATACTATATTCAAACAATTAACGCTGTAACTAAACAAATTACAGTTAGTGCTACAATTTCTGGAGGAGTTCCTGGATCAGCATACGCATTAGTCAATGACGGCGGTCTTTTAGGTGGAATAGCTTTTGCAAGAACATGTCCCTCAGATCAAATTGTATCACTCGGTGGAGGTAGTCCAGCCGGTGGCACATCAATGACAATAACCAGTACTGCTACCAAGCTAGTGGTTACAAACAGCGTTGGTGTAGCCAATACTATGAATTCAACTTTTTCAACTACTATATTTGGCGGAGTTAACTCATATACTGTCTATTATATTACAGGTATCACACCCGGAACAAATCCAACTTTCTCAGTAGCTACTTCGCTTGGTGGTACACCTATTTTCCTTACTAACGGACTAGGAACTATGCAATTAGGAGCCGCTGGCTGGGATAATATCAACCCGGGAACACCATCGGCTAACTCATTAGATACGACTAGTATATACTACATTGAACCTAGAACAGTGTTTACTGATGCTCCTAACTCACAGTCTGTGGGAACAATTAGTACACCACTAGCAAACGGAGTATACTATCAACAAATCGCATACGGTAACAACTATTTCTTAGCTATCCCGTCAACAGGGCAAACAGGAGCTCAATCGTCAGACGGTGCTACTTGGACATCCTTAACTTTACCAACTAGTATTTCAAGTTGGGCAAGTATTGCATTTGGTAATTTTTATTGGATTGCTCTAGGAACAGACGCGTCTAACAAAAGTTATGGGGTATTTTCAAATTCAAACGGAGCAGGCTGGCGAACAACTGCCATGCCGAGTAATACAACCTGGAGTAGTATCTGTTACGGTAATGGTACTTTTGTTGCTATCGCTACTGGTACTTCTAGTGCAGCATACACTACAAATTTTGGTAGAACATGGTCAGCAAGCTCAACTGGATTGCTAGCAAGTAAGACATGGATTGGAGTATCATATGGATCTGGTAAATTCTTAGCAGCCGCAAGTGACGGTACTGGAGCATATAGTTTTGACGGTAATACTTGGTTTGCTACAACATTACCACAAAGTTCAACTAATCTTAGTGGTGTAACGATTTCTGGTGGAGGTGGCACATTTGCATTTACCACATCCACAAGTCAGTTATTAGTAGGACAAACAGTTGTTATTAGTGGAACTAATGGTGGAACTGGAGCGGTAACTAACGGCACATATTATATCATTTCAACTAATGGAAAATCTGTGTTTACACTAGGAGCAACACCTGGCGCAGGATCAGGAATATCAACTACAGCAGGATCACCTAGCGGATTGACTTTTGCTGTTGGCGCCCCGGCATATACTGCTATCTCATGGGGTAACAATAGATTTGTAGCTATTCAATCCGGAACAGGTCTTTATCCAGTATACAGTCCTGACGGACTTACATGGTATCAATCTAAGAACTATTTGTCAGCAACTGCAATCACTTATGGTCAAGGTACATTTGTAGCAGTAAATTCTGGAAATACTACAGCTTATAGATCACGTGGCGGACTTTATTGGGTTACTCGAACACTAAACTACGGAAGTAGAACCTGTATAGGATTTGGATATACCCCGGCTAATATGGGAGTATTTCCAACACTTGCCGGAACAGGAGCAGTGACAGGTAACGCAACTGTTATTAAAGAAGGTATCCGAGCACAAGGTCGAGCAACTGTTACTTCAGGAATAATCACAGCAGTGAATGTATGGGAGCCTGGATCAAATTATTCAGTAGCCCCAACTATTGCCTTTATTGATTTTAATGCATCGGTAACGGCAACAGTCACCGCACGAATATCTAATGGAGTATTGGGAAATCCAACTTTTGTAAGTAGAGGACAAGGATATAATACAACCTCTACAACAGTAACTATTACTGGTAATGGTTATTCAGACTCGTATCAAACAGGATACACATTAATTATTAATAATTTAGGAAGTTTACCAGTTGTTGGTAGTAACTTGTCAATTGCCGGTAATAGTCAAGTGTATAAAGTAACTAGTGCTGTCGCAGTATACGGTACACAAGCGCCATTTATTGAAGCAAACGTACAAATATCTCCAACAATGTCAACAGCATTAAGTCCATCAAACGGTACAGCGGTAAGTATACGACAACTGTATAGCCAGTGTCGATTAACTAACCATGACTTTTTATCAATCGGTGTTGGTAATAGAATAACTTCAGGGTATCCTATTATAGATGAAACACAAGCTAAAATACAAAATCAAGCAATTGAAACTAATCAAGGACACGTATTCTATACAAGTACTGACGAAAACGGAAACTTTAATGTTGGTGGGTTATTCGGAGTACAACAGGCAACCGGAACGGTTACACTAAGTGCGACACAGTTTGGATTACAAGGATTACAAACATTGAGTTTAGGCGGTATCGCAGTGGGCGGATCGAGTGTTATTGTTACAAGCTTCAGTACAGATCCAACATTTGTTGCCAACTCAGATGCAGTTATTCCGACACAACGAGCTATTAAAGCATATCTAGCAGGTCGATTAAGCCAAGGTGGAGCAAACACATATACTGGCCAATTAATAGCAGGTACGGTAGAAATAGGTGGAGCAATTTATATTAAATCATCAATACCTAATGGAACACCAAACTCAGTAGTTAAGATGAAAAATAAAGTTATGATTGCTGGAAAAATCGGAGTAGGCAATGGAGCAGTTGACGGCAACATGGCAGCATTAGATATGTTTATGAGAAGCGCAAATCACCGCTAATCTTAAACCGAAGAAAACACGTAAAGATAAATACTATCAGAGGATGATATAAAATGGCAGAATTTAAATTAGGTAGAATTAAGTTTGTTTATCAAGGTGCTTGGGCTCAAAATACAGCCTATGTAGTTGATGACGTTGTTACTAACAGCGGAAAAACTTATATTTGTGTGGTAAGTCACACTTCCACTAATACAACTGGCGGCTTTGCTACTGATATAGCAGGCGGAGCGGGCGTAACAAAATGGAATTTGATCGCTGACGGAAATAAATGGCGCAATTCATGGGCAGGTACTACCTATTATAATGTAGGCGACATGATCCTATGGGGTGCTGTTGTTTATGTATGTAATACTGCCCACACATCACAAACATATCTAGAAGATGATTCTAGCAAGTGGGATACATTTGCCGCTAGTTTTAATTGGCTAGGTGCTTGGACAACTAGTACACGTTATAAACTTCGTGATTTAGTTAACTACGGCGGCGTTACCTATGTTTGCAATGCCGCACATACATCTGCCTCAACTGCGGCATCCGGATTAGAAAACGATATCGGAAATTGGGATACATTTAATCAAGGCATTAATTACCTTGGAGCATGGAGCGGAAGCTCAGTACGTTATAAACTAAATGATGTTGTTAAGTATGGTGCAGATCTCTGGATTTGTACATTAGCACATACATCATCTGGTACTGTAATAAGTAGTAACTTTTCAATTTTTGTTAACGGATTCCAATTCCAAAATTCATATAATCCATCAACAGCATATATCATTGGTGATGTTGTAACCTATGGTGGTTATACATACACTTGTATACAAGCAGGAACAGGCCAAACACCTAGTACTGCAACATCATATTGGAAAGTATTTACATCTGGACTAGTTTATTCTGGAGCATGGGTAACCAGTACTTCATATAAGATTGGACAAATTGTAACATTAGGCGGATATAGCTATGTTGCTACAGCTGATAACTCAGCATCACAACCCCCAAGTGCAAACTGGAGCCAATTAAATTCCGGTATTCGCTGGAATGCCGCTCCTACAACATCATATACAAACGTTGCCAGTTCCAATGTATCGGCTACTGGTTCAGGTAGTCCTAAATTTGATGTTACACTTACTGGAACAGCATACTCTGCAGTTATCCATACTGGTTCAGCAGGCACTGGGTACACTGTCGGCGACACATTAAAGATTTTAGGCACAGCATTGGGCGGTGTCAGTCCAGCTAACGATTTAGTTGTTAAAGTAGCAACTATTTCTGGTGGTAGCGGCACTGGTCCTATCGCAACTGTTTCAGTTTATTCTGGTTACGCAGTTACATGGCAAACTGGAATGACTTATGTAGCAGGTGATGCTGTTTATTACGGTAATAGTAGTTTTATTTGTATTAGTGCGCATGTTGGATCTTCAGGTGTTAACGATCCTATTACTGATTCGTCTGGTACATATTGGAACGTATTAGCTAGCGGAGCAGACAGCGGAGTGCTAACAACAACTGGCGATATTGTTTATTATGGTACTAATGGCGCAACACGATTGCCTATTGGTACAGACGGCCAAGTATTACGTGTAAACAATAATATTCCAGCATGGTCATATTACGGTCAATTGCAAAACATTGTTTATGTTTCGCCAAACGGAACTGATAGTATTGGAAACAGTCAAGGATTAACTATAGATAAACCATGGGCAAGTGTATTATTTGCATGTAAACAAATTGAAGATGGATATTTAAACACCAACGCTGGTTTGTTATTAAAAATCAATAAACAGTTTATGATGAAGGAAGTTAATAACTATATTTTATACAAATATACCTACGCAACTTCTGCAGCAAGTACTACAGCATTTACTACAACCAGTACTGCCGGCATGTATCAAGGCATGCCAGTAACATTTACCAATACAAATGGTGGCGTAACAGTTGGTACTGTTTACTATATTGCGGCTTTTACAGGTACTACATTTAGATTAGCAACTACTTATGCGTATGCCACAGCAGGTACACCGTCATTTATAACTCTAACAGCTACTTCAAGTAGTAATTCAGCAATATTTTCTTATACACAAAGCAAAGCAGAACGCGATACCGGTACACTTGTTGATGGAGTTATATTTGACTTAACACACGGCGGCAATTTATATTCTGTAACTGCCGCACAAACATTCTTCCAAACAATTACAAGTTACATTTCAAATAACGCAACATATGAAATGCCAGTATGGATTGACAGTTTAAATTATTTAAGTTCACTATTTGGTGTAGTTTTAACAAATACTGCTCCAACATCTAACTATCAATCATTAAATGGCATTAGCGTTGGAAATCGTGCGATACAAAACATAACTGGTGTTGCTACGACAGCAGTTGAGTCTGGTACAGTAACAGCAAGCCAGGGATTGTTGAACATTATTATTAGTGCTCTTTCAGCAGGAACATATGCCGGTATTCCTCAACTATCACGACCACATACATCGATCTATCTAAAGACAGGTACTTATAATGAATATGGTCCTATCGTAGTTCCACAAGACACTGCGATCATCGGCGATGAGCTACGTTCAACTATTGTTCAAGTCGCTAGCGCACAACCATACCTAGGTAATGATAAACCAAAAACAGTTTCATCACTAAAACGTATTCAATCGTTATTGCCTAATTTAGTAGCAAATACTACAATAACACCGACCACTACAGGAACTATATTCCCTAACACTCAAACTCAGGTAACAAATTTACCTGCTGGAGATACTGGAAATACATCAGCAGTTACTCTTGTTGTAACTAATACTCGAATTATTCAAGATATGTTTGCCGGCGGTGTCTTTATCACAGGCACAACTAATGCTAATTACCCAATTGGAAATATCTTCGCTCCGGCAATTAGTATGCCTACTGTGACCGGTTATAATACTACTTACTTAACTGGCTATGGTGACGGGGTAAGTCTAATTCAAAATAACTATCAATTTATTAGAGATGAAATTGTTGCCTTCTTATCAGCTGATGGTGCCTTAACTGGATCAGCAGCCTGGTCAAGTTACAGCGCGGCATATCAGGCAGAAACATTACGCGATCTAGGTAATATCCTTGATTCAATTTGTTATGACATGACCTACGGGTGTAATAATCAATCGTTAATCATAGGTAGTTCATTCTATAGTTTAAATAGTCCACAATTAGTCAGCCCATATTTGATCGGAGTGACTGAATCATTAAATCGCTTATCGACGATCCTTGGACAAATTGTTCAGAAAATAGCAGTTACTAAGACAACGACTGGTTCATATCCAAATACCACAACACAAAATACAACAGGTACTGCTGGTTCAAACGCTGCCAACGTGGCTGCATTTGCTCAAGCTCGCGTTGCTGATATTGTATATTGGATTAATAACGGTATTCCTGATCCAACGGTAGCAACATTTACAGGTTCTATCAGCTCAACAACATTAACTGTAAGTTCAGTAACAGGTACGATCAAAATCGGCCAAATTGTTACAGGTGGTACAGTTGCCGCTGGTACTTATATCACAGCAGGTTCTGGCACAAGCTGGACCGTCAGTGTAAGTCAGACAGCAACAGCTACTGGATCTACTATGGCAATTACTCCTATAGTTTCAGGAGCATCTGCTCTAGCAACAGCCGCTAATCTAGCATCATTCAATGCTGTACAGGCTCGACTATCAGAAATTGCTAACGATGCGACTGGATGGGTAACACGGTTCTATCAAAACGAAAGTCCAAACTTAGTCTTAACAACTCGAGATGCAGGCTATGTTGCTAACGCATTAAGTTACGATGTACTGTTTGGTGGTAATTTCTATAGTATACAGACAGGTCGTTCATACAACAGACTAGTAACATCTGATGCTAATTTACAAGCAAACCTTGCTGATTCAACTTATGGTTCAATTGGATTTATCGGCGAACGAGTTAAGCTACTAGCTGCAAATGGTGCGGTAGCACAAGTATCAGCAGTCATTGACGAAATGATCGATCAAATTTACGGTCAACCTACTAACAATGCTGTATTTAATGCGTCTATTAACGGTACACAATTAACAGTTAACAGTATCAGTAGCGGTAGTTTAATTTCTGGCATGACATTAACTGGAACAGGGATTGCTAGCGGAACTGCGCTAGTATCTGGGGCTACAATTAGTATTACAAGTCCAGCTATTACTAGTATAACCGGTGTATTTTCTTGTGCAGCACTGACAACACCATTGGTAGTAGGACAACAAGTTACAATTACTGGCACATTCTCAGCAGGTAGTATCAGCGGATATACTTCTGGTACGATTTATTATATCATTGGAAGCCCTACAACTACAGCATTCCAATTATCAGCAACGCAAGGTGGCACTGCGGTAACAAGTACAACTAGTGGTGGCACAATCACAGGTCTTACAATTACCGCAAGTCCAACAACTTGGTTAACAAATTATAGTCAATCTGTTAGTTCGACAACTACTTCAGTTGTTAACGTAGTAGCAGGTACAAACTACGTTACAATGGGTACAACTGTTGGTATGGTTCCTGGACTACCGGTTACAATTAGTGGCACATCAATTAGTAACTTGTCAGCAGGTACATACTATATTAAACAAGTTTTAAATACTGCCCAAGTATCACTAAGTCAAACATATAATGGCTCAGTATTTGCAATTACAGCAAGTAACACACTGTCTGGTGTTGTTATTACCGGAACAGGCGGAACATTTACATGTACAGCAACTAGTTCAACACTAGTAGTTGGCCAACCGGTAACAATTAGTGGTTCATTTAGCGGATCAGGAAGTATTGCTGGATACACAACTCCGTCAGTATACTACATTATTGCGACCAACGGTTCAACATCATTCACATTAAGTGCGGCCATTGGCGGCTCAGCAATCGTTACAACAGCAGGAACACCAAGCGGATTAACATATGTTGTTGGGTCTATAGGTTCAATGACTGCGGTAGTTAACGGGATCTATGGCGGTTTATCAACAACTACAACAGTTACTGGGTCAAGCACAGCTATCCCAGTGACAGGTGTGACAACAAGTACAAACTTAATTACAGTAGCAAGTAATGCCGGAATGTATGTAAACATGCCAATACAGTTTACAGGTTTACCAGCACCAATTACAGCAACAGCAACAGCGATTTCCAGCAACGCAATTACACTATCAAGTGTAACAGGTGTTGTAGTTGGACAAAAAGTTTACTTCACAGGCTATTGCCCACAAGCTAGTGGTACAGCGTCTAGTATCGTAGCTAACACAATTTATTATGTTCAATCGATTGTAAGTAGTACAATTACTATTGCCGCTACATTTGGTGGTTCATCAATTACATTAACTAATGCTACTGGATTAAGTTTAACAGCAACATTTAATACATCTGGTGGTTTATGGAATGGTAATCAATATTGGATCAACACAGTGACTGCCGGTACATATCCTAATGCCGGTACAACAATTACTGTTACAAACAGCTACAAGAGTGGCACAGCCTATGTAATTACTAATACATTAACTGGTTTAACTGCTAGTTGTACAGCAGGAGTCGCAACTAGCCAAGGTATTGCTGATCGCAGAACCAACGGAACTATTGCTCCTTGGGGTAATACAACCACTGCTTACTATTCAGCAAGTGGTTATAACAACACACTAACAACAGTTAATGGTGCCGAAATTATCCGTGCTAATAAGACATTCTTAGCAAACGAAGCAGTAGCCTATACTCTTTCTCAATTTTCAGGAACAGTAACTAGTACAGCATCTAATGGTACAAACATATTTACATGTAGCGGAGCACACAATTTAACAGTTGGGGACCCAGTTATATTTACAGGAACAAGTTTTGATCTTGGTATTAATATCGGTACTACAGGTCAATCGGCAATTTACTGGGTATTGACAACACCAACTACATCAACATTCACAGTATCAACTGTACAACCTGGCACAGGAACTCAAACTACACAAGCAACAACCGGCGGCACAGGCTCAATGACCGTAAGTTATTATATTATTACTAGCAAAGCTACTCGCGATGCCGGATACCATATTGATGGGTTAGTTTATGATTTAGCAATCACTGGAAATTATAAATCTACAAGGTCAGTACAGTTATATCTATCATCACAGACTGGCTCAACAACTAATGACTTATTCCGTCTACGCAACGGCACTGGCCTTCGTAATATGACTCTAAACGGTATAACAGGAGCACTAGGACTACCAAATCAATATGGTACACGTCGCCCAACAGCTGGATCTTATACTACATTAGATGCAGGATTTGGTCCAACCGATTCGAGTGTTTGGATTTTTAATCGTTCACCGTATGTACAAAATATTACAAACTTTGGTAGCGGATGTGTTGGCTTCAAGATTGACGGCGCATTACACAATGGCGGTAATAAATCAATGGTGTGTAACGACTACACCCAAGTTCTAAGTGATGGTATCGGTGTATGGTGTACTGGTCATAGCTCGTTAACAGAATTAGTATCAGTATTCTGTTACTACGGTTATGCAGGTTACCTAGCAGAATTTGGTGGACGTATCCGTGCTACTAACGGTAACAGTTCATACGGTACATATGGTGTTATTGCTGAAGGTATTGATAGTTACGAAACCCCAGTATATGCTAGATTAAATAACCGCTATAATCCAGCATATGTAACAAACGTGTTAACTGATGCAGTTAATCAAATATATCGTATTGAATATGAAAATGCTGGTAGCGCATATACCAATGCTATTCCAACAATCAATGGCGCAGGTTATAATGCTGTAGCAGTTCAAGATGAATTCCGTGATTCGGCAGTATTTGAAACACGCTTAGTTGATTTAAATAATGGTCAGGGTGTTGGCGGAAGTAACTACTTAACAGCAAGTAATACCGCACAACCAGCTCTTCCTGGAGCTCCGACGGTTGGTTATATTACCATTGCCAACTCAGATACACAGCTAAGTTCAGCATACGTAGGCATGCGTATTCAATTAACTGCTGGTACAGGCGTTGGACAATATGCCAACATATTATCTTATACCAGCAGTTCAAAGATTGCGGTAATTTATCGTCCAAAATTTACACCGTTAACAATTACTGTTAGTTCATCATCATTGTTTACTGTAGCAAGTACATCAACAATGTATGTTGGACAACCTGTCGTTCTTGGAGCGGCAATCGGAGTAGGTGGTGGCACAATAGTTCCGGCTGCTACAGTTTATTATGTAAGCTCAACTAGTTTCAGTAGTACACAATTTGCTATTTCTGATACAGCCGCACATGCTACAGCTGGAACAAATAACGTTACACTAGGTGTAACTAGTGCAACGCCAGCAGTTATGACAGGATGTACGATTGTTGGAACAACACTAACTGTTGGTACATTATCATCTGGTACAATTTATGTTGGTATGCTATTAACTGGCGGCGCTATTGCTGCCAACACATATATTGTATCTGGAAGCGGTATAACTTGGACAGTAAGTGTAAGTCAGAACTTAGCAAGTACTTCATTAACTGGTACAATCAGTGTACCGGTGTACGAAGCAGGTTGGGATCATGCTATCGCAGGAGCAACTACACAAAGTGCTACAGACGCAACAACATCTTATATCATTGAACCAGCAATCGCATACACTAGTCCAGGGTTTAGTTCAACGGGTTATACAAACCTAAGTACTGCAACTACATGGAAAGGTTTGGCCTATGGTCAAGGTACATTTATTGCCACATCAAGCGCAACTGGTGTTGCTACAACTAACTATAGTACCAACGGTTCAACTTGGACTGCTGGCGGAAACTTACCAACTGATGCTAGCTCATCATGGGGAAGTGTTGTATATGGTGGTGGCCAGGGTGCTACAGCTACAGCAGTAGTCGGCGGCCTAAGTGGATCTGGCGCAGTATTGACAGCTGTATTAGGTTCTGGCATTACTGCTGGTCAGATTGTAAGTATCACAGTAGTCAATGGTGGATATAATTATAGCACACCTCCGACTATTGTTATTACAGATAGTACAGGTACAGGAGCGACAGCAACTTGTGAAATTTTAAACGGCTCAATTACTGTAGTTAATATGTCAATTACTGGTAGCTTATATGTTTCTCCAACGGTTACGGTAGTAACAAGCCAATTAAGCAGTATCACTGCAAATACTTGGGGCTATGGATATCAATCAGCTCCAACTGTTACAATTGCCGCTCCTTTTACAACTAACACAAGTGGGTGGACAAGTAGTGGTACTGCAACTAGCGGAAATTATTACTACTATGTTGATAGTACAGTTAACCCAAGTATGACCAACTACTACCTAGCAACTAGTGGTGGCACATTTGGAACGACCGGACCAATGTTTGTATCGACTATATCTCCAAGTACTACTACAACAAAAGCAAGCACTGGTACAAACGGAACAGTATCATTAACATACGTTGGTACGCTCGCTACTGCTATAGGTAATACAAATACTAATAGCGCAGGCTATGGTGTGACTAGTTACTCATTAATTCAACCTGGTTTTGGTTATACATCAAATCCAAGCATTACGATTGCAGATCCTAATGCAGCATTTGTAGCAATTTCAACTGCTACTAACAGTGCAGCATATAGTAAAAATCAAGGCGCTTCATGGTCAGCTACTAGCGGAAATACTGGACAAACTACATTAACGTCAATCGCATATGGGCCAGTAGGCACGGGCGGTACATATGTTGCCGTAGGGGGCAGTGGTTCAGCAGCCGCAGTATCATTGGTAGGCAATCCAGCGTCAGTAGCATGGACAAACCAATCAAGTAATATCACTGCCAACAGTTCAGGTTATAAAGCTATTGCCTACGGTAATGGTACATTTGTAGCAATTGGCGGAACAGTAAGTTCATACTGTACAAGTAATCCAGCTGTGTGGACTAGCGCAGGTTCATTGGCTAGCAAAACTTGGGTAGGTCTTGCCTACGGTAATGGAAGATTTGTTGCCCTAGCAAGCGATGGTACTGTACAGTATAACTTCATGACATGGGGAACAAGCTCTACAGGAGCCGCAACTACACCAGCATGGACTACTGTATTAAATAATCCATTGTATGCTAATGGTGTAACAACTTGGAGTAACATTAGATACGGCGCAGGTTTATTTGTAGCTGTAGCAACTTCAAGCACTGTAGTAGCAACAAGTACAGACGGCGTAAATTGGACTTACTATGCTTCAGGAATGCCAGGATCAGCAAGTAACTGGTTAGGTCTAGCATATGGCAATCCACAGAGTGCTACATTAGGAGCAGTTCCAACATGGGTCGCAGTATCTAATACAAGTGGTAAGATTTCAGCAGTACTGTCAACAGGTGCTACTCCGCAAGGTCGTGTTAAGATTGTAAACAATGCGATCACTGAAATCCGTATGATTGAACCAGGAAGTGGCTTTGCTCGTGGTAATATTACTGCAACTGCCACTACAAGTACCGGTACAATCACTACAGATAGCACTGTAAACTTATCAGCTAATCAGCCGATTGTGTTCAGCGGAACCAGTGCTGGTGGTATTACCGCAGGAACATATTATTTTGTTTACGGTAATCCAACAAGCACTACTTTCCAAATTAGTTATACAGCAGGCGGCAGTATTGTTCCATTAACAGCGGCAACAATCAGCGGTATGACATATGCGGCTAGCCCAATTACAACAATTACTGACCCTAACAGCGTTAACAAAGCCCCAGTAACACCGCGTATCGGTAACGGAGCACTGGGTAATCCAAGCTTCAGTAATCGCGGTACTGCTAATGCCACAGCTACAGCAAGTTATCAAGGTGACGGATATGCTGATTTGTATCAAACAGGTACATTTATCAACGTAAGCGGATTGTATCAAATTCCAACAGCAGGTTGTAACGTGGTATTCAGTACCATCTTAGGAACAAGTCGCTGGTACAAATTAGTTCAAGTTACTAACGTTGGCGGTATTCCAGGAAACTATACAGCAACATTCCAGATTAATCCTGGATTGACAGCACTATCGGCACCTCCGCACAATACATTGATCACAACAAACTTGTTGTACAGTAACGTTCGATTAACAGGACATGACTTCTTGTATATCGGTACCGGTGGTGTTACAGCAACTAACTATCCAAACGTTGATCCAACTAAAGCTGTACAGGCTAATCAACAATTAGCTACAGGTGGTGGACGTGTGTTCTTTACAAGTACTGACCAAGACGGTAACTTTAACGTTGGTAACTTGTTCGGAGTTCAACAGTCAACTGGTACTGCTACATTGAACGCTTCAGCGTTTAATTTGTCAGGACTACAATCGTTAACACTTGGATCAGTAAGTTTAGGAGTTGGATCGGCTACAATTACACAATTTAGTACAGATCCATACTTTACAGCTAACAGTGATAGTGTTGTACCAACGCAAAAAGCAATTAAAGCGTTTATTACAGCACAAATTGGTGGCGGTCAGAGTACATTAAACGTAAATAGTGTAACAGCAGGACAGATACAAATTTCCGGCAATCAGATATCTAACAGTACTGGTGCCCAAATTTACGTAGCTGGAAAAATGTATTTCACCGGCGGAATAGATGGAGCACCAGTAGCTTTAGTATTCTTTGGACAGAAATAAAAACAAAATTTTGGAGAAACAATAATGGCAACAGGAATTTTATCAACAGGAACACTAACAGCAAGTACTAATACTACTGCTTACATGGTTCCAGCAAACACTTATAGTGTTATCAACATAAGTTTTACTAACACTGGCTCTACATCAGCACAGGTTCGTTTGTATATCGGAGCAAGTTTAGGATCACTGTCTTTTAATAGTTTAGCAACAGGATCAGTAGTAACATCTGAAGCGATCGAATACGGTACAACGATAGCACCTAATGGTGTTTTTGAGCGTACCGGCCTAGTGCTAAGTAGTACTACAGGTGCAAAATATGTAACTGTGTATTCAACAAGTGCAAGCGTAAACGTAAATATTTACGGCATTGAAACATCAACATCATAATAGAACTATAAGAGAGGATAGAAATGGCACGATATAATAGCGCGACTCCGGTTAACGCATATAATACTAGTGGAGGAACACTCACACTTAATACCCCACTACAGGGAGCATTTACCGAGCTAACAGGAACCTCGGCGATTACAGTCAGTCTTCCTAACCCAGCTCTATATACCGGTACTAGTCAGGTATTTTATAATGCTTCTACACAAACAGCAACACTAAGTACAGTCGCTAACGGCGGATCAATTGCTGGGCCTGGTTTAACCACAGGAACATCACAGTCTTTAACAGCAAATGCTACAGCAACTTTATTCTCAGATGGAAATAATTGGGTACAAGTTCAACTCGGTGGACCTGTAATTGCTACTACATTAAGCGCAAGTTCAACTGTTTCATTGAGTCCATCGGGAGCAAGTGTTTCATTGAATCCATCGGCAGCAAACGTTACGATTAGTCCAACTAGTGGCGGTACTGTTACAATAAGCCCAAACGGTACATTATCATGTGCTCCGGGCGGAGCAATAACATTAACTTCTGGCAGCGCCGGTTCTATTACTAATATGAGTATCGGTAGTAGTAATCCGTTGTCGGGCGCATTTACAACATTGTCTAGCAGTAGTACAACATCATTTACACTTGGTACTGATGCTAGCAGTTATAGCAACGGTGGTACACTAACTGTAACAGGCGGCGTTGGTATTAGCGGTAAAGTTTTTACTAACGGTAACATTAGCAGTTCGGGTATATTAGCATTATCGGCATCTTCAGGAACACATACAATTAGTTCAACTACTAACTCGGGCGGAACAGGCTCAGGAGCATTAGTTATCAGTGGCGGATTAGGTGTTGCTAGCACAATTTATTGTTCAACATTTTTTGAAACATCGAGTATTAAACTTAAAGAAAATATTAAACCTATTACAAATGCGCTTCAGAGTGTGTTAAAATTAAAAGGTGTTACATATGATCGTAAAGATGGCACATCGATAAATGAATCAGGATTAATTGCGGAACATGTTTATAAAGTATTACCAAGCGTAGTCGGTTTAGATGAAAAAGGTAAACCAAACGCTATTCAATATTCAAAACTATCTGCTTATTTGATTGAGTGCATTAAAGATTTACAGTCAGAAATTGATGAATTAAAAGGTGCTAAAAAATCTAATGTACCAAAAGTCAAAGTATCAAGTATTGAAAAACCAAGTACTAAAACAACAATCGTAAAGAAGGGTAAAAAATAATGGCAACATTACAAGCGACAACAATTAATGGTACACTTACTGTTAACAGCGGAACGCTTAGTGGTAACGGTGCTAGCCTCAGCAGTATACCAGGGACAGCGTTTCAATCTGGCGCAATTACATACGACAAAATTGCAAATACTACACTGGGGGCGACAAAATTTGGATATGCAGGAGCAGTACTACAGACATTTTTAATTAGATACGACCCAAGACCGGGTTGGAGTACTCCTACAGGTGTAGGTACAGAAGTCACATCAATGAGATTAACTATCACTCCGCTCTATGCAAATAGTCTTATTATTTGCGAATGGAGACTGCACGGAGAAGCGGCCAGCCATGACTGTGGATTCCGCGTATTGAAAAATGGATCTTTACAAGGCGGTAGCTACGCAGGTTATAACACTGATAGTGGTAATAACAATCATAGTTATCTTAATTCTGAATGGTATGACTCAGATGATAACTCAACTCCACAAAGTCCAAGTTTTTTATATTATGATTATCCTGGATCAACAGCAACAGTATACTATTCACCGGCTACTGGTAGTAATGACGGTAATACTAGAACATATTATCAGAATCGTCCTTGCGGATCAAGTGGGCAAAACAACCACGAAAACGGCGTAAGTTGGGGCCGAATCACAGAAATTAAGCAATAAATATGACTAAGGAAATTATTTAATATGGCAAGTTTACAAGGATCAACAATATCGGGAACACTAAGTGCTACTACATTCAGTGCTAGCAGTATTGCTATTACTAATTTAAGTTCAAGTAATATAAATGGGTCAAGTATTGGTAATTCCCAATTAAATGCCAATGCTATTACAAATAATGTGATTGCGTATGCAGGTGCAGTACTACAAACAAAAGTTATACGGTATGACACGATTAATAGTTATAATGGACCTACTGATAACACCTACGGTGGAACGGCATTGACTGATTTACGTTTGACTATCACACCAATCTACGCAAATAGTCTCATAGTATGTGAGTGGTGGATACATGGCGAAGCCAACAATCATGATAGCGGATGGACCGTAACTACTAATGGTGCTTCAAAAGCAACCGGCACATACGCACAGTATAATACAGATGTGGGCAATAATAGCCACAGTTACTTGCTAGGTGATACTTTCTATGACCAGGATACTGGATCAACTCCTACTAATTCACTGTTAACGTATTATGACGTTCCAGGATCAACAGCCACTAGATACTATGACCCCAGATTTGGTAGTAATGACGGTGGATCACGCACATATTATATCAATCGTACTGTAGGGTCAAATGGGCAAACTAACTATGAAAACGGCGTCAGCTTTGGCCGCATAACAGAAATCAAACAATAAATATGACTAAGGAAATTATTTAATATGGCAAGTTTACAAGGAACAACAGTCACAGGAAACGTAGCGGCAACATCGTTATCGGGATCTGGTGCAAGTTTATCAAACATTCCTAATTCATCAATTAATGCATCTTCTATAACAAATGCATCAATTGCGGACGGTGCCATCGGTCGTGCAAATATTAATTTTGCCGGAGCAGTAGTACAAACACAAACGGTTCGATATGATGCTCGTCCACAAATTAGTATGCCAACAAGCTATCCTGGAACAATTTTAAGCAATTTACGATTAACTATTACTCCACAATTTTCAAATAGTTTAATCATTTGCGAGTGGTTCATCCACGGAGAACCAAACAATCACGATGCTGGCATGCGAGTAGCTAAAAATAGTAGCTATCAAGGCGCTCCTTACGCTTCGTATAATTCCGCTGTTGGCACAGCAAATCATAGTTTTATTTGTTCTAGCTGGTATGACCCAGATAACAATTCCACTCCTAAGAATCTTAAGGTGTTTTGGTATGATTATCCAGGATCAACAGCAACAGTATATTACGAACCTGCATTTGCATCGGAAGATGGCGGAACTAGAACATTTAATGTAAATCGTTGTACCGGATCAGCCGGACAAAACAACCACGAAAACGGCGTAAGTTGGGGCCGAATCACAGAAATTAAACAATAAAAAGATAACGGAGATATAACATGGCATTTGAATTTGATAGTAATCGTCCAGATTTGATGAGCGCATTAGCGTTAATAGTACCTAATGGAAGATTTGTTCTAAAAATGAAACCAGGCGAATCTGAGGCAGTATTTGAAGATGTTGAATGGCAACATCTAGATCAATTTCCGGACTGGATTCCCCCCACTAAAGAATATGTGATGGGGTATCTAGCAAGTATTCAAGACATTTGGGATCGTAAAGAAAAACATCGCCAATTAAGGAAAGCAGTATATCCGTCAGTTGGTGATCAATTAGATGCGTTGTGGAAAGGCGGAAAAGATGCCGAGGACATGAAGAAAGTAATAGATGCTGTTAAACAACAGTTCCCTGCAAATAATCCGTCTCACCCATGGCGCAGTAGTGGAAATGGTACTGTTAATCATTACTACAGAAAAGGCTCTTCAGTTAAACAACATCCGGAAATTCCGTTGCCAGATACAACACATCCACTAGTTGATCCTAATGCTCCAGTACCATATCAAGGGGCGCCAGATCAATTATCGTTACATCCGCTTTTATCGTAAATTTTATTACCAACACATAGTAAATCTAAGTCGCTAGAATTAAAAACACCCATTGCATGTTCACTAGTTGATGCAATGGGTTTTTTATTGATATTTAAACTAGTATTCAGTAATACAGGCGTACCGGTCTTTTCATAAAACTTCAAAAGTAGTTTATAAAATATAGGATTATTATTTTTAGAAACTGTTTGTATTCTACTAGATCCGTCAATATGAGTAATTGATGTTAAACTTGAATCTTTAACAGGAACACTGTAGAGCATGAAAGGACTAGGGTAGTCACAGTCAAAATATACTGAAGTATATTCTTCTAATACACTGCAACCAAACGGTCTATAATCCTCTCTAAATTTAACACGAGAATTTATAATATCTTTTCCGTCTTTAATGTCAGGTCGCATTAGTATTGACCTATTGCCTAACGCCCTAGGACCAACTTCACCTTGGCCTTGAAACCATCCTACAATTTTACCATTAGCTAGTGCATCTACAATTTTATCTATAGTTTCATTATCAGGTTCATTAGGCGATTCTTCTGATTGCCAATACGGAAAATTAGTAGTATCAAATGCTGGTTGATTATACCGACGTCTAAGGAATTCAACACACCCTAAGGATAATCCATCATCAAGATTATGTGGTGGAATATATAAATTTTTGAATACCTCTTTTAACCGGCTATTAATACAAATGTTTTGTGCAACTCCGCCTGAAAACGTAATAACATCGTTAGGTTTTGCGAATTTTAAAAAATATTCTACAAACTTATCTTCAATACATTTATGAACTGATGCTATCCAATCAACGCTTCCGGGTTTAAGTTTTATAAATTGTTTATTTTTGGTATTCATATATTTTATCCAATTAAACAATTCAAATAACTTCGATGCTTCTAAGATTGATAATGAAGAAAATTCCTTAACAAACTCATTATTAATAGTGCCATAAGATTTAAGTGCCATAACTTTACCACTTACATCAAGCGGGTGTCCTTCAATTCCTGCAAATTTACCCCAGTTAGCTAATAATACTCCTACACCAGTAACTATAGCACTTGATAGTACTTCATCTTTTTTAAAGATAGTGTTAGTTTTAAAAAAATCGCCAACTCCATCAAATACAAAAGCAACATCGACTTTATCAAGATCGATAATCGGCCAGCAACTCAACGAATGAGCATAGTGATGATCAACGATAAAGGTTGGACATGTAATATTAGGTAAAAATTTAGGAGCTTCTTGAACTAATACATCTTCTTTTTTAAAATCAAGTTTTTCATAATCTACAGATATTGCGACAGCATCGAGGGTAGAAAAATCAATATTCCAATCTTTTATATCTTCAATATATGATAAAAAATCATTATAACCATGATGTTTTATCTGATGTATTCTTTCAGATTTTCGATACAACACCTTTGAGCCGTCGGTGTATGTAATATTTGAATCGTGATCGCAAAGTCGTAATCCGAGAAATTTCATAATTAAATTAGTCTTAATCTTTGTATAGGATAGTATCTTGTACTCAAATGTTCAATAAAAAACACAAGCGTTAGTCTGCTATTGCTATCGTTTTCACCAAAATAGTTATTAGCAGAATGATATTCTTTGGCATCAAATGCTATTAATCTATTAAACTGATTTTTAACCACTATTGATTCTACAAATTGTTCATTATTTTCTAATCTTGATTCTTCAGGCTGCAAGTATTTCTGGGGATACATTTTTTCACTTGCGCCGGTAAATTTTGGTTTGTAGATAGTAGTACCACTATTTGGATCGGGATCGGGATTTAAATAAACAATTCCTGAAATAATTTCATTATCTCGATGTATCCACCCTGTTTGAAATGATTTGTCAATTATTTGAAACTGTACTCTTGCAGACCACCCTTGTACATCACTTGCTCGATAAAATATAGCATTAACTCTGTCAATTACATGCTGGAATAACGGTCGGTTAATTTCATTTAATTCACGACTGCGTTTTCCAGGATATGTATGATTTGGATCAGTAAAATATTCTTGTTCTAGAGCAAATTTTCTGACCTCATACGGATCATCAAAAAAATTATCTAGTACAGTTGTTGGTATAGTGTAATTCACAATTATGCAAAATTAAATGCTAAACTAATACGGTCCTCATCGGAAGTGTGCGCCGGAACACAATGTCTTAGATGACTTCTAAAAACAATAACTTTACCGGCTTCGGCAGTGTATCTAGCACGTTGGTCTGTCATATTACCGTGCATAGATATTGGTAGAGGATTCATTTCTGGAGGCAAAGGTGTTTCAAAAATTAGTTGACTACTGTCTTTTGGTGCCTGAACATAATAGACTGCTGAAAAGTGAAATCCACCGTGATAGTGAAATTCTTGAAAATCAGATTGCTTATAAATATTAAGCCATCCTTCCTTGCAAGCGAACGAATTTCTACTAATATCTACACCTAATCTGCTAGCATATACATGTACCATTCTACTAACATTAGCAGTAATATCCTTAAAAGCAGGATCAGCAACAATATCAAACGTTCCGCATGTATTATACGGTCTGCCTAACCAGTTTTTACCACCAGTAGGTATAGTACTTTGTATTTCACGAATGCGTGGAATTAACGCAGAATTTATTTTTTCGTAGTCAAAAATCTGCTGAGAAAGAATGGCAGTAGGAAAACATAAATCAAAACCCATTATTAATATTCCCGATCAACTGTTTTAAAGATTAACTCAGTAAGTTCTTTTTCTGCTCCTAATGCATATTTAGGAACGGCGTTAAAGGCAATAGAATAACGATTTGTTTTGCTTTCATTCCCTTGAACTTTATGTGCTAACCAAGAAGGAAACAAACAAACCATATTATTTTCAACTTTTAAATTTACTTCATTAAAAGAAAATTCATTGTTAACATTTGGATTTGTTAGTGGCGTCATCACCCATGTGTGTGATGATTGATTTTTAATGAACGTTAGTCCTTCGGTCTCTGGAGGATTATTAAACCAAAAAACTCCAGAAATAATTGAGTTACCATGGCTATGCATAATATGGCGTTGCTCCGGACGTTTAATCGATAACCAACTTTGTGTCATAGCATATTCGCCAGCAAGACCTAAGCACTGATTTGCATATTCATTGATATATGTTGTTAGCAATTCTTTTAATTTAACAAATCCTGGTTGATCTAAGATATAAGTATTTTCACTTCGTTCTCCGTAAAGTGTAGCACCTTCATACATAGAAGCTAGCGGAGTTTCACTGATGGTACTTAAAAATGGAATATCACCGTCCTGAATAATATTTTCTCTTGTATATACTGGAGTAGGAAAAATACCATGAATTTCATACGAGGCATCTTGACTAGCCTTTACTACAAAATCTTCTTGTTTGCTCATTTTTTATCCTTTAATATTTTTCTAGTAAGTTCATAACTATTGTGAAAGCTATGATGATATGTTTTTAATTTATTATGTTCAAATTCGTTAACAACATGTATAGCAATCGTTACATCTTTTTCAGACATTGGAGTTAGGTAAACTAGTGGTTGCCCAGCTTCGATGTTAATTTCTCGTAAAATTTGTTGTTTTGGACTTACTAAATTAATGTGTGTTGAGTGTTGATATTTAAATTCTAAAGAGCCTGCCGGTATGTGAAATTGGCAGGGATCAGCATTGTGCCAGCTAGCTTGATTCACTACAAAACTAACTCCTGTTTTTTCTTTTAACATCCACGGACTTAATAACTTGTAATGTTGATAATTTGGAAATGCCCCAGCTAATTGCTCCTCTCTGTGCTGTTGCCCTCCAGTTATCGAGTTAGGAGCAATATGACTAAAACCGTGTTGGGGGTCTTGAAATAATCTGTATTGACTCCACGCAGGAATACACATGCTATTTCTAAATAAATCTTTAAATCCCGGGCACCGTTTAATTGTACTCATACCGATAGGAAATGCCTCGACTGGAACTTCTTTAGGAATTGACTTCCACCACTTAGGTAGCATATCAACTAACGGTGATATTGGAAATAACATCGAAATATTCTCGTTAGTTATAAAACAATCAACGGTAATTTTTGTTTTTTTAAAAAATATCATATTGAATTCTTTAAATTGTTAATAGCTTCTCTATGGCTGATCCAAGTTCCGCCTACATCTATTGGAGGCATATGAGGTTCAAGATTATTTTTAACCATATCCGGAAGATTTTCAAGTGAGGCTTTTGCAATTTCTGGATTCAATAATCCTAGTCCATGCATAACAATAATCCAATTTGCACCTTGGAACAATACCCGTTTATTATCAAAATCCAAATCTGATGGAAATTTGTGTTGATAGACCTCCATTATTTCCTCGAGACTTGCGGTCATTGGCAGATCTACGATAGATTTCCAAAAATCAGTGTCGTTGCGTTTTACACGATAGTGTAACGCAACGAAATCAAATAAATTTTCTAAGATTTCGTTGTTATGGCTATTGAATTTTTTCTCGGCATACGTGTTTCCAGGTACATACATAGGTAAAAGTTCGGCTAGTATAAACGCTTGCTGTATGCTATGGCCAATACTACTTGCCTCTAACGGCTCAACAAAACTCCCACTCAGACCGATTGCGGCACAATTTTTAAGCCACGATGTTTCTAAGTGGCCAGCATCAAATTTAATTTGTTTACCTATCTCTACTTTGTAGCCATATAATTCTTCAACTTCTTGTTTAGCTTTTTCAAAATCACAGAACTGATCGTTGAATACATATCCGTTACCAAATCTTTCTTGCGTTGGAATACGCCATAACCATCCTGAATTCATAGATCTCGATAATGTCCATGCTGGGATTTCTTCTTCACGGGCAGTTGGAAATGCAATAGCACTGTTCATAGGTAAATATTTCTGATAGCTTTTCCACTTAACTCCCATAGTTTTATGTAAAATAATTCTAGCAAAGCCAGTACTATCAACATAAAAATCGTAAGTAAACTCTCTGCCGTCTTTAGATTTTAATCTTTCAATTGATCCGTCCTCAGCCAATGGAATTTCATTTAATTCTGCATCAATCAACCCGATACCTGCTTCTTGACATTTTTTATGCAAATATTCATTTAACTTAAAAGTATTAAAATGAAATTGATTAATATTGTAGTTGTTTTCTTTAAGTTGACTTTTGACTACATACGGCTTAGTCAAAAACAACGGATTCATTCTTTTTGATATAAGATTAGCATACACAAATTTAATGTGATTTGCCGAACTATTCATCTCAGCATTTACTGATTGAATATAACTTTGCCCATCACCATTCCAATTGGCAAAATTTATACCGTACTTAAATGTAGCATCAGTTTCTTCAACTAATTCTTTTAGCGGAATTTTACACTGGCGCATGAATTTCGACCAATGTTCTGTTGATCCTTCACCTACCCCTATAATACCTACTGCTTTTGATTCTATTAAATCAATAGTGAGATTAGGGTAGTAATTTTTTAATATTAATGCGGTAACCAATCCGGCTGTCCCGCCACCTACAATCGCTACGGTTTTTGTTATCATATTTTTCTTAGTTGTCCCATAAATCCCTCTGCCCATATGTCTGGAAGTGGCGGCGCACCGTCTGGTAATGTTTCGTCGATAACCTTAGGCCAAAATATAAAATTAATAACTGATCGCTGTTCAGTGGTTGGATTTGAACTTGCATGATATTGTGTACTTTTGAATAATATAGCAGAGCCTGCTTTAGGTCTAAACCTATTAACTATTGTCACCGGGCGAGGGTCTTCACCATTATAAAACTTATCAAATAATATAGTATCTCCGTCTGCATCATTTACATAATAAATTAATGTCATTGCATCGCCCCTACCGTGATCAGTATGCGGTCTATTATAAGAATTAGGGTTTATTTTCTGTCGTGGAAACATTAAATTTACTTTTATTCGTTGAATAGTAATTTTAGTTTCTAAAAACTCAGAGATCTTATATATGAGAGGAGTAACAAGCGACATTTCGTTATCTTCAGGACGGATAATATGTACTAGCTGTGATGAATCTTCGGTGTTCTCATCTTCGAACCATCCAAAATCATTATTTGGGCCTTTTGAAGTATACTTTTTATACTGCCACAAAAAGTTATTTTCATCAAAAAATGCAGTTTTCAAGTCTTCTTGAATCCAGGGCGAAACAAAGTTTTCAAAATAGTGTATCATACAAGTAATTATCTTTAAAAAATAAAGGCGTATTTAATCTTGGCTATACTTACTTTTCCGGCATTAGTTTTTCTATTATATCATACCTAGGCAGAGAGCCAAATGGATTTTCTTTTTTAGATGCCACGGTAAACACAAAATTTATAACAGACCGAACACCGGTGGTGGGATTAGAACTAGCATGATATTGATTGCTATTAAACAGCACAGCAGTACCTGCTTTTGGTTTGATTTGTTGGGCTATTTTCATATCTTTAGGATACTGTCCGTTAAACACTTTATCAAATATGATAGTATCACCATCTGCATCATTAACATAATACAAAAGTGTCTGCACTTCGGGTCTATCACTGTCTACGTGCGGACGATTATATGAGAATGGATTAATTTTTCCAGGCAATGGAAAAGATAAATTTGCTTTTATACGTTCTACAAATACTTGCGAATTTACCAACTCGGAAATTTTATAAATTATTGGATGAATAGAAACTGGCAACTTTTCGTTTTCTGAAAACATGTGTACGAAGTTTGAACTATCTTCGGTGTTCTGGTCTACTATCCATGAATGAGGATAAAATGTATTTGATGCAGTATTTTGTAAAAAAGTCCAAGACATTTTAGAACCAAGAAGCATCTCTTTTAGCTCGTCTCTATAGATATCTGTTACAAAGTTTTCTATAATTTTAATCATTTAATTGTTGCATCAAATACTATGGCTAGTCGGATGCCCTCCCCAGTAAAAGGGTATGCTTCGTGTTTGACCCACCCGGGAAATATTACTAAATTTCCAGCAGAAGGCATGAAATGTTTGGTGGTACTATAACCGTACCAAGTTGATTCCACTGCTGGATTATGAAATACTAATGCTCCTTGCGGTTCAACAAGATCTGGAGGAACTTCTACGTAATATATTCCAGTAAATGTTGATCGATGATGTAAGTGTACCGATTGAAAATTGCCTTCCCGGTATAAAACACTCCAACTACGTATTGATAAAGGAGTATATGGTAGCTCGGGAGTATCAGTACGACGGTTTCCTGAAATCGATGACTTAAGCAACTGTCTGTATGAACTTGCATATTTTTGTATTTCAGGAAATATAATCGTGTCGCGTAAATGGTTAATACAGGGTACATCTTGATCCAAAATACCAGTGTTAGGCCATTTAGGTTGGTATCCTCCAATAGTCGCTCTATTGATATCATTTTCAAGACCGCTAACTTCATGTTCTAATACAAAATTCAGTATTTCTTTATTAAGATCATCTGCCTTAAATAAATTGGTATACACTAATTGAGGAAAATAATTTTCAAATTTTCCTTCTTGGCTGTTAGTATTATACATCTAAATCCTTAATTATAGTAGGCACTGCTGGAAATGGATTATTAACAATAGTACCCTCCTTCCAAAATATAACATTAATTACTGCTCTTTTATTCTGCGTGGGAGTAGAACTGGCATGATACCTATTACTATCAAACAGTAGAGCAGAACCTGCTTTGGGAGTTATACTGTTAATGATCGTTAACTTTCCGGGATCATTTCCTGTAAATTTTTTATCAAAAAGTACAGTGTCGCCATCACTGTCATTTACGTAATAAATTAACGTCATTGCCTTATCTGATCGATTATCGACATGCGGGCGATTGTAGCTGTTGGGCATTTGTTTTTTACGAGGCAACATTAAATTAATTTTAATACGATTTAGATTAATAGGATGGTTTATTAAATCAGCAATAGCATATAAAAGCGGCTCATAAGAAACTATTTCATCACTTGGTTTTCTACTTAATCGACTAAAAAATTCAGAATCTTCAGTGTTCTCATCTTCGAACCAAACAAAGTCTTTGTTATCGCCACTTGTTGTAGTTGGCAGATAACTCCATAAAAAATTATGATCAAAAATAGCCTTTTCTAATGCTTGTTTATAAAAAGGGCTTAGATTAAAATTTTCAATATATTTAATCATTAGGTATCAAAAAAGAAAACTTGAATTAATCGACCATTTTGATAGTTATTACCGAATCCTGGAATCATACTGCGATGATATAGCCGACCGCGATACAATATCATTCGATTAAATTGATTTTTTATTTCTAAATTACAACGCCACTTACTAAAATCTCGTACTTCGTCTGTGTGATTAAAATCAGTAGCAGGATTATCAGGATCCCATTCGCTCACACCAGTTTTGATATGTGTGAATAGTCCAGTGCCGGAATCGGGATTAGCATTTGGTGTTAAGTATACGACCGCCGCCCACCCATCCATGTCGTGGTGTACCCAACTTTGCTCATCGTGTGTTATAAGTTGAAAACAAGTATTCATTTTTTCTTGATTGCCTAATTTTCCAGTAAACGTATCCCATCTGGTTATAGTCATACCTAATAT